CCCGCCGTTCGTTTCCCCAGGGAGGAGGAAAGGAGCGGCGGGGTGTGCAAAACTCTGCTTGCACTTTTAAAAGCAGGGGGGTATAATTAAGGATATGGACAGAACTTCGAGGTTAATAATTAAATCTAATTGCCAAAAAGGGACGCAAGATGGCAACACTTTTTACCTCGAAGTTTCAAGTGTTGTTTATCTTTCGTCCCTTTTTGGTAGGTAGAAATTATGAATTGGTTTAAATTCTATGGTCAGGACTGGCTTACGGACATTAAAATACTTCGTTTAAGCGTCGAAGATCGTCTTTGCTATTTAACTCTTTTATGTTTAGCTTCGGTTTCGGATATTCCTGGAATAATCAAAGCGTGCGATGAAGAGGCAATTATAGAATTATCACATATTCCTTTTGATCCGTGCGATGACAATAATCCTTTTAATAGGGCCAAGGGATTTATAAAAAGAATGAATGATAACGGAATGATAACGGTCAATGATAACGGAGATGTAACGGTAAAAAATTACACAAAACGACAAGGACAATCATTGACTGGTTACGAAAGGGTAAAGAAGTATCGGGAAAAACAAAAGAAAATAAGCTTAAAAGTTATCAAAGATAACGCCAATGATAACGCTAATGATAACATCAGAATAGAAGAGAATAGAATAGATAAGACTAGAATAGATAATAAAAAAGAAATACTTGTTGCGCCAAGCGCAACCCCCTATTCTTTTAAAAACAAATTAGAAGAAATGCAGAAATCCACCCGTAGGGACATACAGGTAATCGCAGTCTATTGGGTCTTTAAGGGGATTGAATTTGAAAATCAAGCGCAATATGAGGCCGCGCTAAAAAGAGAATTACAGCCTGCCCAAAAGCTCAAAGGCTATGACGATGGCCGAATCAACGGCGTAATGGAATGGTTAAACGAAAATTGCGAAGTTAAATGGACTTTAGAAACCGTGCATAAATATATTGACGACAACTTGGACGCCATTAAAACAAAACCAAAAAAATATGAGTCAAGATATTAAAACATTTTTACCAGGACAGAAAATAAGATGGCAAAAGAAACTTTTTAAAGCGAGAGATTATAACGAATGGTTTAAATATCATAGCTCTTATGCTGTTTTAGACGTTGCGAGGGCTGGAAATGTAACAGCTGGTTACTGGCTGGCGTTCGCTTGTGTTTTCCCAGATAAAGATTGCCAAGAATTATCAGATTATGAATTAATAAATTTGGATAATTACCGCCGAGCGCATAATATTAGACCATTTGTTACAAGTGGAGATTCCAATTTTGGTCGGGCCAACGTTGAAGAGAAATACATTTCCAATGAAAAAGAATTAAAGGAGGCAATGGACTCTGAAAAAGAAATTGACGTAAATCAATTATCTTTTTAGAGGCCCTTGAGTTTGTAATAGAGTGGTGGAATAAAAATAATGGAAAATAATAAAAAAATAATTCTTCATTTGTGTGCCTCAAAGTATGGCAGCGACACAAGGGATTATCGGGAAAACGGCTATGATGTCCGATTGATAACCAAGGATGTCGGGGTGGAGAATTATCATCCGCCGAAAGGAGTTTACGGAATTATCGCTAATCCGCCTTGTACGATGTTTTCAATAGCTAGGACTTGCGCCAAAACACCGAGGGATTTAAGGGAAGGGATGAGATTGGTGCAGGAATGTTTGCGGATTATTTGGGAAGCTTCTTACCAACTCGAAAATGCAAACGACAGACACGTTTCTTTGAAATTTTGGGCGATTGAGAATCCGTTTACGGGAATGTTAAAAGAATTTCTTGGAAAGCCGGCATTTGTTTATTCGCCCGACGAGTTTGGTGAAAATTGGACAAAGAGAACCGCCTTATGGGGAAAATTTAACGAACCCAAAAGATTGCCATTAAGATGTCAGATTGCAAGTGGTCAAAGCGTAAAAGACAGATTTACACCGATGACCCACAAGCGAGATTGGGAAGCAATAACTGATGACAGGAGTATAGCCTCGCCATTTTTTACAAAAGCATTTTTCTTAGCAAACCAATAAAACTTTAGAGTGGTATAAAAACAAAGATAATGGAAAAATATCTAAAATATCTTAATTATGTTTTGCGGCACAAATGGTATGTAATGATTGAATGTTTTAGCCAAGGGTTAATTTGGAGAGGATTGATGCACGATTTGAGTAAGTTTTTGCTAGATGAATTTATTCCGTACGCTAATTATTTTTATGGTAAAAAAGACAGCGACATTGGACGAGGCAGAAATGAAACAGGATATTACAAACCAACAGACACAGGAGATAAGGTATTTGATTTCGCGTGGTTGTTACATCAAAAACGAAACCGCCATCATTGGCAGTGGTGGATATTGCCGACAGACGAAGAAGGAATAAAAATCTTTGAAATACCCGAACCTTACTTGACTGAAATGATTTGCGATTGGATTGGGGCAGGTAAGGCGCAAGGCCATTTTTCACCTGAAGAGGATAAATATTTTGAAACAAGAAGATGGTATCAACAGAATGGCGGTAAAATGCAACTGAATCCAAAAACAAGAGAAAAAATTGAATCAATAATTTTTCTAAAAACAAAGATAAAGTAAAATAAAAAACTATGTTCGACCAAGCAGGATTCTCCAAGATGTTCGAGATCTTAAAAAAGAAAGGTTACTACTCACAATTCGCTGATTATGAAGCATTCAAAGCCCAGCAAGCCAAAGACAAAGAACAGATCGAGAAAGACGCCGCGGATTACAACAAAGCAAACAACATAAGCCAGCCGGTTGAAATGTCGAAAATCCCTTTTTAAAACCCATGAACAACACTTCTGCGAGTGAGGATCTCTACTCTCAAGACAACTTCAAAAGCTTCCACCTCTCAAAATGTCCCTACCATCAAGTACCCTTTGTTACCCTCTACAGGGAAGTAAAAGGCGAGAATGGTATAATAAGCTACGCCAATTCTATCAGCGTCTGCCCGGGGTGCGTAAATATAAATAACCTAGGCCATTGGGTGGAACTTCCCGATGGGTATGTTCCATACATCAGGGAAAACAAAGGTTATCCTGTATTTGACAAAAGAGTTAAGCAAGGTATAATTTAAAATAGAGAAATAAATAATTATTATGGCGCGAGAAGGAAGGCCATTGAAATTTAATAGCGTTGAAGAACTCGAAACAAAAATAAGCGAGTATTTTGAAATTACTCCAATGGACGAATGGATGATTACGGGAATGGCGGTACATCTTGACACAAGTAGGAATGTTTTATGTGATTATGAGAGTAGCGATGGATTTAAAGGAGAGTTTTCTAACACTATAAAAAGAGCAAAGGAAAAAATTGAAATGGCTTATGAAAAAAGAGGTTTGAAAGTTGGCAATGCTTTTGATATTTTCCGTCTAAAAAATATGGGTTGGTCAGACCGGCAAGAAATTGAGCATTCCGGTGAGGTAACAGAAAACCAGAACATCAAGCTTGATAAAGAGTCAGAGGATATTTTAAACGAGCTTATTGAAAAAAGAAAAGAAAAGATATGATGCTGGAATTATTATTATTCATCTTGATTCTTTTGGAGGCGATCAAAGCATTTATGCAGTATAAATCTTTGCCAAAGGAGACAAAGGATGAGATTAAAAAAAGTCTGCCGGACCAAAAGCCAAAGTTATCAGTGTTCACTTACAAGCCTACCCAAAGCGAAGAAGAAAGTGTTTTATCTAAAACAATAAATAAAATTTTTAATAAATAATTATGGCAATTCCTTGGAATAAAGGAATAAAAATGCCTCCAAGGAATGAATCGTGGTGTCGGAATATTAGTTTGACGCATAAAGGTAAAAATGGGGGGAATGGATTTAAAAACGGACATCTTGATTATGTTTCAAGGGAAAGCAGAAAAAAAGCATCGCAGAAGATGAAAGGGAGAAAGTATCCAGAAAGGTCGGGGGAAAAATGTCGATTTTGGAAAGGAGGAATTTCAATTGGAAAAAATAGAAAAGAATATATTAGGTTCAAGACATTAGAAAGAATTGCCAGAAAAAAACAAGCTAATGGGGGACATAATTTAGGCGAATGGGAAAATTTGAAAGCACAATATAATTGGATATGTCCAGCTTGCGGTAGAAAAGAACCAGAAATTAAGCTTACCGAAGATCATATAATTCCATTGTCAAAAGGTGGTTCAAATAACATAGAAAATATTCAACCGCTTTGTGGAATTTGTAATTCATCTAAAAATATAAAAATAATTAAATACTAAAATATGTATTCACAACAGTATTACGAAGAGAGAAAANTNGATTTGGAAAAAGATTTTAACGAATCCAAAGAAAAGTATTTTGCAAAGTTTATTCAGCTGGCCGAAGAGTGGAAAGGCGAAGCAACCAAAACGCAACAGAAGTTCCAAGAATTGTTAAAGCGCGAAGAAGAAGCAAAAAAACAGAATGATGAGGCGGCCAAGCCAAAAGAGATAAAAAAATAATATGGGTACGGAATTTACCCCTTTAAACGATAAAATCGAAAAGACACTGAAGCCGAGTGAAAAGAAACAGACATTTAAAGACATCCAGCAGCCGATAGGTAAGGATGGCTATGAAAACCCTAAATTCACAGAGATTTATGGTTATAATCCTTTTAAAGGGACGGATCGCGATAGAAGCTTAAGAAAGAAGTATTATTAAAATGACAAAAAACTTTTGTGATGTGTGCGGGAAAGAAGTCGGGGCCAACGAAATTGTGGGAATGTATACGCGGCTGATGAAGCAACTTAGGCTTGATATGCAATCTGTTATGNGCAGNCAAGAGTCTTTNCTTTGCGAGAAGTGCCAGACGGAAGTCTCGACAAAAATAGACACAATGAAAAATGAATATAACCAACCAGCACGTTTGGACAAAATCTCCCCTTTTGTGGGCAGTGGACAACAAGATAAAAAACGAGAAGGGGACATTGTTGGAGTTTAAAGACAGGTCGTTCCTTAAAGAGCCGTTTGATGATTTTACGCCGCTACAAGCTTACAACAAAGCTTCCCAGATAGGATTTAGTACGATGATGATATTAAAGTCGTTTAACGCGGCTTATTACAGGGATTGGAATATAATTTACACTTTGCCTACCGCCGGCGATGCTTCAAGCTTTGTATCAACAAAAGTCAATTCAATTATTGAGAACAACCCTATCCTTAAGCGTTGGACAAAGGATAAAGACACTATCGAGCAAAAGAAGATTGGTAAAAGTTTTATATATTATCGCGGCACGGCAACAGCTAAAAGCGAAAAGGAAAAAAGCGAGGGCGGAGTTGGTATTATTCTTTCATCCGATTGGAACATTCACGATGAGTGCGATCGCAGCGACCAGGTTGCTCTTGAGCAGTATGAATCAAGGCTGGCTAACTCGTCTTTTAAGGGCCGCAGTTTCTTTTCAAACCCCACGCATCCAAAAACATTAAACCAAGAACTTTATGAAAAAAGCGACCAAAAAGAATGGTTCATCCAATGCGAACACTGTAACGAGTGGCAGTACCTGGACTATTGGGAAAACATTGTGGACGGGAACTTTGTCTGCTCGAAATGCCATAGTTTATTATCAGACGACACGAGACTTAAGGGTGAATGGGTTGCTCGTTGGCCCAACAAGGACATATCAGGCTACCACATAAGCCATTTGATGTGTCCGTGGATAAGCGCGAAAGAGATACAGCAATCGTTTGAAACAAAAACCAAGTCTTATTTTTACAATTTTGTTCTGGGGCTTCCTTATGTGGGGTCGGACATTCTTGTTAATGCTGATTTAATCTTAAAGTGCATTGACACTGAAACCATCAACGTCAAAGAGCGGGTAGCAATGGGGGTTGACGTAGGATTAACTAAACATTTCGTTCTTGGGAATCATCAAGGAGTATTCCTTGTTGGCACAACCGATAGCTGGGAAGACATAGACAAGATGGTTCGAATGTATGATGTGGAGTGTTGCGTGATTGACGCAATGCCCGACCAGACAAAGCCCAGAGAGTTAAGGGATAAGTACCCTGGCAAAGTATGGTTGAGCTGGTTTAAAAAAGAAATCAAGAAAGCCGAGTATATCAAATGGGACAATGTGAGCCGAAGTGTTTACTCTGACAGAACCAATGCAATTGACGATGTGATTAACAGCTTGGTGGAAAGAAAAATCAGATTCCAAGTTGAGCCGGAAAAATTAAAGCTTTATATCCGCCATTGGGAAACGCTTTATAAGACAAAGGAATCTGACAGCTTGGGGATTGAAAGGGATATTTGGGAAAGCAGGGGGGCAGACCATTTTGTCTTTGCACAAGTTTATCAGCAGATTGCTTTATCAAGGATTGGGCAAGGCGAGTCAAAAGCATTTAGTTATAATCCATACACCAAGACCGCGCCGTTCGGCTATGGGCCGGATTTGACAGAGCTTGCGGAAAAGCAGTAAAATATAATAAGCAAGATTAGAGGAGGCAAAACTCTAATAAGTGGCACAAGATACAACGCCAACAGATTCTCAAAATCAAGAAACGATAACATCGGTGCGTTTAGGTTTGGATTTCAACGAACCGGATGATGATTTAATCCAAGCCATAGACAATGCTATTAAAGACAGCAACCAATTAAAACTTAAGAACGACAAGCAAGGGAAGACAAATAAGCTTTACTGGCAGTATGGCGGGCAAGTTGAGAACGATGCGGTAATTCATCCTAAACAGTCGAAGACGAGGATGAACCGCATATTCACCGATGTTGAGACTTTAATCCCTATTCTTACAAGCGAAGAGCCAGAACCTATTGCGGTTGGCACTGAAGACAACCAAGTTAAAACTATTACCCAAAAGGCAGGGGGCAATGCTTGGGATAAATACAAGATGCAGCGAAAATTCCAGCAACTGGCAAGGCACTGGGTTCTTTATCGTGTCGGAGTGCTGAAGTACCGCTGGGAGAAAGGCAAAGGATTTATTACGGAGAACGTATTTCCTAAAAAGATTGGTTTTGACAAGCGAGCCACAACCATCGAAAATTGCGAGTATATTTGGGAAGAGCTGGAGGACTCGGTTGGAGAAGTGATTAAGAAATTTCCTAAAGCAAAGGATGATTTGGAAAATCAGTTTAGTAAGAAAGGAATGAAGACCAAGATAAAGTACCACGAATTCTGGGGCGGCGGCGGATCGTGGGTTGTTTGGAAATATGACAAGCTGGTCTTGGACAAGGAGAAGAATATGAATTTTGATTATGACAATCAAGAAAACAATATCTTTGACGAGCCGGAGTTCCCTTATATTTTATTAAATGTTTTTTCTTTGGGAGATGAGAATAGCCTTTACGATGAAACTACCCCAGTCGAAGTGGCCTCCCCGACACAAGACGGTATCAATGACCTTGAGAGATTGATTCTTGACCTTAACAAAGGACGCAAACGCGTGATTATGGTTGATGGCGCGGCAGTATCGGAAAAGCAGGCCCAGTCTTTGGTAAATGATATTGGCGATGATTTGATCAGGATTGAGAACGCGCACGGCAATTTATCCTCTGCGGCCCAACTGTTGCAAGCCGGAGTTCCTGATTCCGGAATGTTTAATAATTTAATGGAGCTTTTGAATGAGGTAGATAACATTTTCGGTATTCATTCAACCACAAAAGGAAGCCAAGAACACAAGGAAACCGCCAAAGGCAGACAGCTTTTGATGTCTGGGGACTATGGTCGGATTGATATGATAGTCAGAAATATGGAGGAGTGCGCCGAGAAATGGTTTAATGCTTATTTGCAGATGTGCAAAGTGTATGCCGACCAGCCTGAAAAGTTTGATGACGGGGAGAACAGATTTACTTTTGACCCGTCAACTGTACCTTACGGAGTGAGGATGATTGTCAAAAAAGGTTCTACTTTGCCGACTGATGAAATAAGCAAGCGCGAGGCTGCATTGAATCTTGCCAAGATGGGACTGGTTGATCCAGAAACAATGTATGACGAACTGGGTTTTCCCAATTCTCCTGAAATGGCGAATAAACTCTATCAGTGGTTAATTGCCCAGGGGAAGCTTCAAAGCATCCCAGGACAGGCACAGCCTCAACTAATGGGCCAGCCAAGCCCGCAGGGGCAACCAAACGCGCCACAGAGCGACCCAATGGCACAGCAGGCGCAGAGAGTTGAGCAAATGATACAAAGCCCGCAGTTCCAGCAATTACCGGATAATGAAAAGTTAGCTTTTGTGCAAAAGGCAAAGGCCGCGTTATCACAAGGTGGACAGCCTCAACAAGGCGTTCCAACACAATAATATGCCGGCAGTTACAGTTGCTCAACGCCGTTTGATGGCCATTGCCGAGCATAGTCCTGAAAAACTTTATAAGAAAAACAAAGGAGCGGCCAAGATGTCGAAAGGCCAGCTCCACGATTTTGCCAAGACTAAAGAAAGCAAGTTGCCTAATAAAAAAACAATGGTCGAAGTATTAAAGAAAAAAGCAAAAAAATGATTTCCAACCAATTAAAAACTTCAACGCTCCCGGCTTTCAACAAAAGAAAGCCACAAAAAAAAGATTTGGTTTCAGCTTTGAAAAAGAAAGTTAAGGCTCCGATTCCGGCAAAAGGAAAAGAATACCAAGATTTGAAAAATCAATATAGAGGAGCCAAGTTTATCAATATAGGAAAAACAATCAAGTAAAAATAACCGCGCTCTTGTCTCGCAAGAGGAACGAGGACGCATAAAAACATGGCAGATGATAATGAGACCAATGTTGTTGATGATGTCATTGAAGACCAATCGTCTGACGACAAGTCCGGGGAAAGCGAAAATGAACCAACCCTAAAAGAAGTCATGCAGACTTTAAAAGGTTTGCAGAAAGGTTATACGACCACAAGGCAGGAGATGGCCGAGCTGAAAGATATGTCAGCCAACCAGCTTCAAGTCTTGGCGGAGCGTATTAACCAGACTTCGGGGGCGCAAGAGGGGGACAATGAGTACATAACAGTCGGGAAACTGAAGACAGCAATTCCTGAAATTATGGCTCAATATGAAACCCGAAAAGCGCAAGAGGCGGAAGACCGTACGAAACAAGCTGAAAGCATCCTTGAAAAGAATATGGACGAAGTAATTGATGAAGGCGTAATAGACGCTAAAGAGAGACAGTCTCTTTGGAACTATGCCGCGTCAATTTCCGAACCAGATTTGTATAAAGCGGCGGCCAAGTTTAATAGGCTGTCGCAAGAGAAAAAGGACAGCTTGACCGCCAAGAAACAAGCCCGGCAAGAGGAAGGTTCAAAAGTAGGCACTTCTTCAAAAGCAAGTACAGGAAAACAACCAGTGGATATGTTGAAAATACATAACACAGGTTGGGATGATTTATAGTAATAACAACTAAAGGTTTATGGCTTACACAGATTTTTCATCGGTAAATGCCATTGATACCAGTACCTTAATCAAACTTCAAGCGAAGACGATTGATACTGTTGTCAACTGGTCGCCACTTACCGTTACCTTTTTGCAAAGGCAGAAAAAGTGGCAAGGTTCAAGGTATAAGGTGCCTATCAAGTACACGCAGAATACCAATGGCACTTCATTCAACGGTCTGCAAGCTTTTTCGACCAACACTTCGGACAACTTCATCAATATGCAGTTTGACCCGACTGGCCGGGAGCAACCGACCAATGTGGCTGGTATTCAAATGGATGTCAACAAGTCGCAGCAAGTTACTGATTTGTTAAAGAGGCAAATGCAGTCGGATGCCCACGATTTGGCTGACTATGTGGCAGGCAAGTTTTGGACACTGCAGACAGGCATTGAGTTTTTGAGCGTCCTTGACGGTGTGGACGATGGCACCCTCGGAGCAAGCAGCTACGGCGGATTGTCGAGAACAACCTATACCACGATCAAGGGAAACCTTACCGCTGGCATTGGTTCTTTGACAATGACCAAAATGGCAACATCGTACAACAATGCCACTCACGGCCCATTCCACCCCAACCTGGTAGTTTGCGATAAAGCGACTTGGAGCTATTACGAAAAGCTTCTGTTGCCCACATTGCAGACGCAAGTAATCCAGACTGGTTTGACTGGATACCCGATGTTTACCGGAGTTAGCGGGAATGGAGTTGCCAATCTTATGTCTCCTGGAACTGACCTCAAGGGTGCATCTGGCTTTACCGCTTTGACTTACAAGGGTATGCCTGTTGTCGCTGATGACAAAGCTCCTACCGGATATATGGTGATGTTGCGGACTGATGACTGGGGTTTCTATGGTTTGGATGCCACTTTGGAGGGCTACAAGGCAAGCAATGTCTTGAATAACCCCGAAATTGAGGGTGTTTACACCATCAGCAATAATCTTGGGTTTGCCTTTAGCGGATTCCAGGTCCCGATCAACCAGTATGCAATCAGTGGCCACACGATTTTAATGGGAAATTTAATATGCAATAATCCCCGCAATCAGGCAATTTTATACGGGATTACAGGCGCATAACCATTAAAATTAGTTTTTGTCAATTCTGTGACATTCCATACAGTGAGTTATAGTGAAAAGAATTAAGTAAATTAACGATTTTGCGGGGAGTTGACGAGGACGACTTCGGTCTGATTCAGGAGTCCCCGCTAATCTACTAAAACAATGTTTCTAAGAGATTATTCACCAGCCCTAAAATTCGGGGCTAAGATCCAACCACAAGACCTCGCCGGAATGATCGGTTTGCCGTACGTCGGAAACATTTATTATGTTGACCCGACCAACGGAGCCGATACTCATGGCGGGACTGACCAAAATGATGCTTTTGCGACGCTTACAAAGGCATATGCTGCCCTTACCGACAACAACCACGATGTGATTGTGATTGTTCCTGGTGGCACTGGCAGCGGCACAGGTACGGTGGAAACGGCAGCGATCACTTGGTCAAAAAACCTTTGCCATTTGGTTGGTAATGTCGCGGGTACTCCCATGTCTTCGAGGGCTAGGATTACCACGGCGACAACGGCTTTGTCTCCCTTCATTACCATTTCGGGTAGTGGAAATTCGTTCCACAGCGTACAGTTTCAAAGCAACGCGGCAGCCAATTACATCCTTGCGCGGGTGAGTGGCAGCAGGAACTATTTTGAGAATGTTCACTTTGCCAACATCAACGCGACGGCGATGGCTAATTCTGGAGCTTGTGCGTTGGAGTTGTACGGAGGTCAAGAGAATTACTTTGTCAATTGTACCGTTGGCACTGACACGGTAACGATGTCGTCAACCAGTGCAAACCTTCGGTTAACTTTGGGAACGCAGACAACCGCGAGGAATGTCTTTGACGGTTGCATTTTCCCAATGATGACCAGCGCGGTAACAAATTACTTTATCAAACAGCCGGACACCTCTGGTATTGATAGATTTAATTTGTTCCGTGGTTGTCAGTTCATAAATGCGGTCAGCTCTACCAGTACAACCATTACGGACGCTATCGCAATGGCGGCGTCTCCGGGAGGTATGTTGGTATTGCACGATTGCATGGGCGTTGGTATGACAGGTTGGGCCGACAACTTGACCAACGTCAGAATCTTGGGATTTTCTACCAATGCGACAATCCTTACGGACTACTGCAAAGGGGTGAATCCTGCCGCCTAACAAAGGTCGTTAGTAATTACTTAAACAAAAACAAATGAGTACAATATCTGATTCTATGGTAGGTTCCCCCACTCTTTATGGACAGAGTGCTGTTCAAGAAATTGCGTTGGGGACAATCTATCGTTCCGGCGATGGCCGGAGGTTTCGCTATGTGAAAGTCGGCGGTACAGCATTGGTGCAAGGTAAACTTTACCAGTCGGCGGCGGAAAGCGCATCTAACTGGGAAGCTTTGAGCGTTGCCGCGGCTGCCATCGGTGCTACTAAAGTTACATTGACTAGTTCAGTAACTTTGACCGCCGATGTGCTGGCAGGAGGCTATATGGCTATATCTACCAACATTGGTATTGGATATACCTATAAAATCACTGGCAACACTGCGGTTAATGGTGCGGCTGGTTGCGTGATTACGCTTGATGATCCGATACAGGTTGCCCTTGATACTACAACCACAATTGATGTTATTCCTAATCCGGCATCTAAAGTCGAATTATGGGATTATACAAATCACGATGGGGCGGTTATGGGAGTTGCGATATATCCTGTTACAGCCAGCTACTATGGCTGGTTGCAGACTGGCGGTCCGTGTGCGTGCCTGGTAGATGCTGGTAATCTCGCTGTAGGCCTTGATGTTTCAGCTTCGGATGACACTGACGGTGCAGTTGGCCCTCTCGAAGAGGAGGCAACGTCTGTCTATGTCGGACGGGCTATTACCGCTTCGTCTTCTACTGAATACGGCTTGGTCAATCTGAACATTAACTAGATGGTTTTTAGTGGGATAATCTTGTGGCTTATCCCACAATAAAGCCCTTTAGGGCATAACGCCTCGACTCGTTAAGAGGAACAAGGCAAAAAATATGGCACAAGAAACAGAGAGGTTTGTGTATACCGAGCAGGAACAATATACTTCGGTCAATTTTACCAACATTGACACTGAAGATTTCGAAGGCTCGTTTGGCGGGAATGATGTTCAAGTCGGGTTTGACCAGCAAAACCACCCGATAATTGAAAAACAGGCGATAGTCTGGACAGTTAAATCTGGTGAAACAAGACAGTTCCCGATGCCTTTGGCAGACCATTTGGCCTATCATTTAGCGATGAAAATGCTGATGAGGGATGAACCAAATGTGTCCCATCAAAGAAATGACGGAAAGGTGAAAGAATTGATGGCTAAAATTCTTGGAGCTAAAGTTGAAAAGAAGCCAGAAGTTAAAGAAGCTATGGAAGAAGAGTTCGCAGGATTGGAAGAATTGAAAACAAAAAAGTCAAAAACTTAACTAATCATCCCAGAGGGATGGAACGCGGGAATTGCCTCCCTCGCCTTCATCCCTCTGGCGGATAAATATGTCAATAACAAATGCTTATCCTAGAGACGCAAATAATTTTCCCATAATTGATAAAGACGGATTGATAATTTCCAAGAGTGTAACTTTCGCCGCGCTGACAACAGGCGCAGTCGGGGTTCACACTCTTTTTACTATATCAGGGCCGTGTGTCGCAAAAGTAATAGGTTATTGTTCGGTTGATGTTACCGGTTCGGGGACGATCGAAGTCGGTATTGCGGGAGACACATCCGCTTTGATTGCCCAGACAACAGGTTCTAATATAACTGCTGGTAAGTTTTGGACAACTAATACTCCAGCGATTGATATGGCTGATAATTCCGGCAAGGCACTTGCATTGAGTATCGCTTATAAAGTAACTACTGATACTTTAACCGCAGGAACAGTAACTTTCTATTGTTTTTGGAGGCCGTTGGGAGTTGATTCTACTTGTGTATGTGTAGCCGCATAATATGCAAACTTACGACCAATTAAGCCAGGAATATAAGGATTTATTGGTACAAAAACAGGCGTTGCAAGCAAAAATTAACGATAAAAAAGGTGAGTTGGAAGACTTGGAAAGCCAAGTATTAAGAGCAAAAAACAAGGAAAAGTACATTGAAAGCATTGAAAAAGAGGCCAAAAACAAGCAAAAAGATCTGGATTCATTGGTTGAAAATATAGAAAATTCAAAAAAGGAAATTGAAATGCTAGTTGGTAAAATCAATGAATCAAGAGAAAAATTGGCCCAAACCAACCGGTCAAACCAAAAGTTGATAGAACAAGCCAGGGAAATTGCCAAGCCTATCAAGGAATCTTTGGAAATTAAAGAAGCAGAGCTTTTAAAACGCGCCAAGAACATCAATAATCTTGAGGGTGTTATATTGCGCCAGTTGGAAGAGAACGAAGAGTTGAAGGCAGATTTTGTGGCAAGGATAAGGCAATGTGAAACAAAGCGGAGCGAGTATGAAATGCTTGTTGCCAAAAATACAAAGAAATCGGAAGAGCTTGAAAGATTATCTCTCAAGATAGCTCAAACAAATAAAGAGGCTGATTTTTTCCATAAAAATAGTCTCGACTTGGTACAGGATTTGCAAAAGCGAAAAGGCTTGCTTGAAACAATCGGACAACAGCTAAAACAAATGCAGGAAGCGGTTGAAAAAAAAGACCAAGTATTGGAAATGGAGATTAAATCGTTAAAAAAAGAAAGATTAAGATTTGAAAGCCAAAGGCAATCTTTTAAAGCGGCCATAGATGAGTATAAAGATAAAATACAATGGCAAACGCGAAAATAGATGTTAATTATGAGGGTTCGGCATTAGTGATTACCGATGAGCCGTCTCCTAGTATCGCTAATCTGTTGGTAGATCCAATTACAGGCAGGCTGGAAATTGATTTGTTGATAGTCAATACTCCCTTTAATGATGTTGTGGCTTCACAAATGAAAGAGGATGCGAATTACCACGGAATAGCGGAAGGGGTAACTGATGATTTAAACAAAGATGTTCGTTTATTAAAGGTTGATTCAGCGACAGGCAGGTTAATAATTGACGCAGTTCTAATATAATGGCAGACGATAGAGCCAGAATTGATTCCAATTATAAAAAGACGCTTTTAGCGGTAACGGATGACGTAGCCAAAGAGATACGCAATCTTTTGGTTGACCCTGTTACAGGCCGTTTAAAATGTGTTGCCAGCGGGGCATCGGGCGTTGGGATTACTTCATTGAATGGGCTGGTTGCGGCAACGCAAACATTTGCTACAGGCACTATAGGTACTGATTTTGGTATTTCTTCGGTAGGGACTGTCCACACCTTTAATCTTCCTACGGCCAGCGCAAGTAATCGTGGCTTACTTTCAACAACCGACTGGTCAACATTTAATGGTAAGCAAGATTCCCTGGGTCTTACCAATCCTGGGGCGAATGTGTTGGCAGGTTGGGACAATACTGATTCAGCTTGGCATTGGATTACGCTTGGAACCAACCTCACCTACACCCATTCTTCACATACTTTGAGTGCTACTGGTGGCGGACACACGATCCAAGATGAGGGGACTCCATTAACCCAAAGAGCTAATTTGAATTTTGCTGGAGCGGGAGTAACCGCAACGGATGACGCAGGGAATAATGCTACTTTAATTACAATCCCTGGAGGCGGGGGTGGAACTCCTGCATCTCCCAATACTTCGGTTCAATATAATAATGGCGGGGCGTTTGGCGGTAGTTCTACTCTTTTGTACGATTCAACGAATAGAATTATTACTTTTGGGTTAGAATATGACTATGGAACGATACAGGCTCCGAATGCCATAACCGCAGATACTAGGGGGGGTGGTTTAATAATAAATACTGGCGATGGAACGGGGTCAGAGTATGGAGGTAGTTTTACTATCAATGGAGGCAACGGAGTCAGGCCAGGAGAATTATTATTTAATTCAGGAGCATCGCAATTAGCTGTTACTTCGATTAGAATTCAGGTAGTTCCTGCTTCAGGATATAATTTTGCGATTGGCGATCCCATTACTACCTATGCGGCTCTTTTCGATACTCATCTTATCGGCACTACGGCTACAACAGATCGAACATTCACTTTTCCCGATCAAACAGGTACACTTTATTCATTGCCAGATCCAGAAGCTAATACTATCGCCGGATGGGATGAGACAGATAATCTTCCGGTAAATATCACGATAGGGACTGGACTTTCTTATGACCATTCAAGTCATACTTTAAGTGCCGCTTCGGCAACTCAGTTACCAGTGTATAATGCCCCTGACGGTAATCCTGGTACTGATGTATATATAACGGGAGGTAATGCTTTATCTGGAAATAATAATGCAGGTTTGGTTGAATTATCTGGAGGTGTCGGCTCTGGTTCTGGCAAAGGGGGAGACAGCGGTATTTTTGGAGGAGAAGGTGGCGATATGGGAAACGGAGGCGGCATAGGTATTCAGGGCGGTGATGGTGGAGCAACAAGCGGTAACGGAGGATTTATCAATATAAAAGGAGGAGATGCTTTGGGAGGAGATAGCAATGGCGGCGGAGTTATTATAATGGGCGGATTATCCAGTGGTGCCGGCATTGGTGGTGCGGTAGGAATTGCTAATAATTCTGGTTCATTGACGGCTCATTTTGACACTTCTTTGCTTGCCACAACCGACAAGACATTCCAATTTCCTAATAACAGCGGAGTATTTGCTTTAACCTCTCAGCTTCCCACACCTGCCGCTTTGACTAAAGTTGATGATACCAATGTAACCTTGACTTTAGGGGGGACACCGACAACTGCTCTTTTGCAAGCAACTTCTTTGACTTTAGGATGGTCAGGAACTTTAGCAATAGGACGAGGCGGAACAGGAGCCAGTACCAAATCTACGGCTTTTGACGCTTTAAGCCCGATGAGCGCGGCAGGAGACATAATCTACGGCGGAGCCAGCGGTACAGGCACGAGATTGGCCATAGGAGGGGCGAACACCGTTCTGCACGGCGGAGTATCGGTTCCTGCATATTCGGCGGTCGTAGAGGCAGATATAAGCCTTTCAGCCAACACCACAAACAATGTCTCAACCACCAAGCACGGCTTTGCTCCCCAGCTTTCCAATCTTACTACCCAGTTTTTAAGAGGAGATGGCGCGTGGGCAGTTCCGGCTGGAGCTACACTGCCCAATGCTTACCTATCAGAATCATTTGCTTACACGGCTAATACACCTCACAGCATAGTTCACAACTTTGGAACTTTCCCACTGGTACAAGCTTTTGATTCTTCTGGTTACCAGGTAGTTCCTTACATTGTTTACCAATCAGATGTAAACACTACCCAGATAACCTTTACTGCTTCGGCGACTTACACGATTATATTGACTCTGGGTTCTCCCCAACTTACTGCCTATACTGCCACATCGGGCAATTATGCAATGCTGGCAGGAGATTATCTGATTGAAGAAACTGGGGCAAGTAAGATTGTAACCTTACTGACACCTGTGGGACGCTCTGGCAAAACTGTTATAATTAAAAATAGCTCGGCGGGAGTGTGCGATGTGCAGACTGCCGCGGGAACGATAGACGGCTACGCTGATATTACCCTGGTCGCAGGTGATAGTTTAACGGTCGTAAGTAATAATACTAACTGGTTAATTATATAAAACAATGAGTTATATCACGCGCCTTTCACAAGCCGCAACAGTAGATACCAATAATTCATCCAGCGCAAACTTGTCCCAGAACGCTTACTTTATTGGTTTGCCAACATCCACGCTTGGAGTCAATTCAATCCAAGTGTCTTTGAAGTCAGACCAGAATTGTACTATTTATGTGGAACAGTCGCCTGGGACTGTAACTGGCGTAAGTACCGTTACCACCACTAATCCGGGAAGCGTGGGGACGATTACTGGTGTTGCCACCAAGTTTCAAAGAGATTTCAAGGTGGGCGATCAGATATTTATTGCCGGTGAAACTACCCATTACATCGCTTCGATAGTTTCCGACACTGTGATGACTGCTACGGCAACATTCGCCGGGGTAGCAGGAGCGGCTTACACATTTTATCCGTGGGATTTGTCGGATATGTTTCTTTACTACGCCAATAATAATTTTGGCAGAACCACACAGGCCATCAGTTCTTATTTGAGAGTGAGGGTGGTGAATACAGGCACGGCCACTTCGCTTTTCTTGAGACTGCAGACAGTATTGTGCCCGATAGTTGACTCGGTTCCGAGAGCATTAAATTCACTTGGTTACTTAAGAGCAGGAGATTTCGACAATGATGTGGCTCAAGGCGATGCTCCGTTCGCTACGCCGTGGTATAAGATAGGTTATACACCTACGATGAATAATACCGATTCAGACATTTGGTCGGGCGNNGGNGTNTATACTCCGCCAGCTTCAGGAGTACAGATGAGGGTATTGTCAAGTTCTGCCAATGATACGGGTGCAGGAACTAACGCCCAACAGGTAACCATTTATTACTTGGACAGCAATTATGTTTCTCAATCGGAAACAGTAACCCTTAATGGGGTTACTCCAGTCAGTACGGTGTCTACCGATATTTTCAGATTAAATGGCTTTAGAGTTACAAGGGTCGGAGCGATTGCCACGGCTAAAGCGGCAGGGAACATCCAGCTTCAACTGCTGGCGGCACCGAATACGGTTTATGGATATATCACAGCAGGCTATACCAGGGGTAGGAATTCGTTCTACACTGTTCCGGCAGGGAAGACTTTGTATATAAATAAAGTAAATTTCAGTTTTGGCTTTGGGACTACCGCAGGTAACACGCTGATTTATATGCGGGGATATACCAGAATAACCTATAACGACCAGTTGGGGGTAACTACCACTTCAACAGGGATATTTTATCCTTACCACGAGGGAATAGTGTCTAACAGTGATTTTATGTCGGATTTAAAAGTCCCGACAAAGATACCCGAAAAGGTGGATATTAAAGTCAGCGGTATAACAAATTCAGCTACAGCTGGAGCCGCCGCAAGTGTTCTTCGCGGTTATCTTATAGGTTAATAAAACAAAAAAATGCGTATAGACAAGCCCCTTATCTTACCATCCGCAGTTCTTGGCTCTCCAGTAGAGGGGACTTTAGAATACATCAGCGATGTGTTGTCATTCACGATAGGTACTGGGCCGACAAGAAAGACTGTGGCTTTTACTGACAGCTCCATCACCAGTTCGATGTACATTGGGACGACTTCAGTGGCATTAAACAGGGCTTCTTCTCCTTTGGCATTGGCAGGGATTTCCAGTATTGGTATTAGGGATACATCAGCGGCATATGATGTTACAGTAGGTATGACTTCTTCGACAACACTGGGTGCGGCAAAAAACTTGACGATAGATATGGTTAATGCCAGCACGACAATAAAATTAGGATATAATTTAACTTTGAGTGCGGCTGCGACCATAGGAGGAACAAATACAGGTGATGTAACTCTTGCAACCGACAATGGGCTGGGATTAACTAATCAAGTATTGTCGATGGGGACGCCCTCAACGTGCACGGCGGCCACTACAAACGCAGTCAGTACATCTACCCATACTCACGCCATTACAGGATTTTTAACTGCAGTAACCGCCCATAACGTTTTATCATCAACCCACGGGGATACTTTAGCCGATACCGTAGCTCGTGGCGACATAATGTATGGCAACGCGACTCCTAAATGGGCCAGACTGGCTTTTCCTGGTACTCCCACAGGCAAGGTGTTGATTGCGACAGCCACTGATGTGGCGTGGAGTGCTAGTGCCTTAGGAACAGGAGCCTATGCCGTAGCCGGAGCAACTTTAGCTTTGGATAACCTTTCTTCTGTAGCAATGAACGCCAGCCTTCAATGGGACAACACCACCGCCAGAACCCTTGACATTGCCGCTACCGCAAACACTGTGGTAGGCAGGGCTTTGACTATTTCTGCAGGCTCTACCGTAACAGGAGGCACGGCGGATATGGCAGGAGGCAACCTAACCCTAAATTCCGGTCTTGGGAAAGGCACTGGAGAGTCTTCAATTATCTTTCAGACAGGCAGAACCTTGACCACGGGAAGCACTTTGCAGACACTTACCGAAGCAATGAGAATCTTAGGCAACGGCAATGTCGGCATCGGGACGACGAATCCGACTGCTTACTTACATTTGAAAGCAGGTACAGCCACCGCCTCCACTGCCCCCCTCAAACTTACCAGCGGTGTCTTAAACACCACCCCAGAAGCAGGAGCTTTGGAGTTTGTTACCGATACTCTTTCATTCACTATTACTTCGGGGACGGCCAGGAAGACAATTGCGTTTACTGACAGTCCTATTACCAGCTCAATGTATCTTGGGACGACCTCTGTGGCCCTAAATAGGGCATCTGCGGCTTTAGCTCTGACTGGTATTACAAGTATCGTTACCGAGGCGGCTGGTACTGCCGCAGGATTATTTAATACGGTAACAACGACAGGAAACATCGGAATCGGCGGGGCGTTAACGAGCGGGACACTTACGTTGGGAAATGCCAGTGCAACCGGGAATACTACTCTTTATGGGGCGGCGACATCAGGTACAAACTCATTATTTACCAACGCAACGAGTTCGGCGATAAACATTGGTACTGGACAAACATCTGGACTTATTGTTATCGGGAAAACTGGTTCGACTGGGTCGACTACGATAAATGCTGGTTCGGGTGGCGTATTGATAGGAACGACAGGAGACTTGGCGGTGAATACCAACCAACTATATGTTGATACTTCGGCGGCTATGGTAGGCATCAATACTTCTGCGCCCGATCAATTTTTAACAATCAAGGCAACTGGGGATAATGCCAATTTGGGGTTTTACGCCGCAACTGGAGGTTCATCCTCAAGAAATTGGGCCTTTGGAACCAATCTTTATGATTATGGAGATTTTTGTTTATCCCAATCTACCACTGCCTATGGAACTCCGACTGTGATGAAATTGAAACTAGATGCTAGCGGAAATCTTGTCGTTGATACATTGAAAGGGACTGGTTCACGCACCGTGGTAGCCGATGCCAATGGATTGTTGTCTGCTCCAGCATCTGATGAAAGGTTAAAAATTAACATTGAACCGATAAGTAAGAACATCCCAATGGAAATGCTGGAGGACGATAACATTCGGGCGGTCAATTATCAGTGGAAAGATGAAACAAAAGGCAAATATACCGAGCTTGGTTTTACTTGGCAACAATTTTTTCCTTATGTTGATAAAGTACCAGGCCTTACATTTTTTGATAATGGGTATGGTGGAATTAACTATGAAAAAATATCTTGTATTTTGTGGGAACAGAATAAACAGCTTTTAAAACGCATTGAAGCGTTGGAAGCAAAAATAAAATGACAACTACTACCCCAAGCCTACAGGTTACAGGAGCATTTGCAGGAGGAGTAAATGCCTTGTCAGCGGCATCATCCGTTTCGTTGGATTGCAATACTGGTAATTGTTTTACTTTGACCGTCAACCAGAGTTGTACAATAACCCCATCTTACGGAATAGCCGGACAGAGTATATTTATTATTATCGCTACCAGCGGAACGACATCGAGAACTATAACATTTGCTTCGCCGTTTAAAACATCGGGAACTTTGTCGACTGGAACATCTTCTGGGAAAAAGTTTGTTATTTCNTTTGTTTTTGACGGAACTAATTATATTGAAAAAAGCCGCACAACGGCNTTATAAATATGGCCAAGACATTCTTACAAGTTAAAACGGATTTCGCTACGGTTACNAATGATTCGAACTTTGACCCGACNCAGTTTTTGAATATGGCGATTCAGTATGTNCANTCAAAGTTTGATTGGAANTTCAACAAATCAAGTGTTACCTTTGATAGTGTGGCCCAACAACAGTATTATCCCGCGCCCTATAATATGAGGAGTGCGAGCTTTGTTAATATCTATGCTAATAACAACTATTATGTTCCGCAAGAGATAAGACAAGGCTCATTGTGGCGCAGGATTAACTATAATGCGGCTTCATCGGGCGGGGCCTGTGTGGTGTATTCAGACATTCCAGCCTACTGGTTTGTTTCCAATCGTACAAAGCAGATCGGTATTTATCCCACTCCAGCCAATTCGTCTAACCCTATCACTGTGGGATACACTAAAACTACTAAAGTCTTTGGTGCGGCGGCTTACACTACAGGGACTGTTACGACTGTTGCAAATTCATCAACTATTACTGGNGCGGCCTCGGCTTGGGATAAGTCAATGATCGGCAGTTATATTAAAATTACTTCAGCGGATACCGTGTTAAATGGCTTGTGGTTTGAAATAAGCGATGTGTCGGCTGCGGGGACATTGAAAATACAAGGAGCGATGCCGATAGCGGTTGCCGGTAAGAATTATACAATCAACGAACTTGTGCCTTTCTTGGATGGTTATGAAGATATTGCCTTATATATGGCCGCGGAAAATTATTATGATTTGAGGGAAATGGAAAATATAGCCGCTAAATACCGCCAGCGTTGGGAACAGATGATGGCTGAAATGAAATTAAGAGACCAGAGGAGTGAAAGCGACTTGATGAAAAAGCAGTTTAATATACCGATGATTGACCCGAATAAAGCCCCAGATTCTATATTTGTTAGAACACCTTAATTTATGGCTGATTCAAACATAAAAGAGATAAGGATTACTGACTGGCTTGGAGGCGAGTCGGAAAGTGAATTTGCCGGACAAAAAGGCAGCGTGATGAGCTGTATCGGCCTTGACATATTCAGCGAGCCAAACGCCGTAAAGCTATCGGAAAGATTGGCCCACGAAGTCAGTGGCCCGACTGAACTTTGCAAGTGGGCGTGTGTCGACAGATTAAACAATACTTACTGGTTCTCATCATCAAGCGGGAAGATTTGGGTAAGAGACCAAAACGGCGTATGGACACAGCCCTATACGATACCAACTTGTAATTATGTAAATGGNTGCGGGATNAGCTTAAAAACTGCCACGAATAAAGAATGGATTTATTTTTCTTATAATAGTTCCGCTAATAGTTACGACCATCTTTGTTATAAAGAGGCTTATTCTACCGGCGGTCCGACAAACTGGAGCGATGTGATTTTGGATTGGAAACAGCTTTCAGGAAATGTTGAGGATGAGTTTTTTACAGCTTCGGTTCACCCGATGGTAAAACAGCAAGGTTTTTTGGTCGTAGGAAACAATAACCAAGTTGCAACGATTTCCATTGATATAGCCGATAATGTAGCTTATCCTTCGGGGAGTTATGCCGCCGCGGGAACATATAATGGCTCGGTGGGTATTCTTTTACCAGCGTTTGCTTATAACTATGAGGTGAGTGCTTTGTCAAGGTTTGGGGATGATATTTTAATCGGGGCAAGCAAAACAGGAATTTATTTCTCTCCTTCGGTCCAAGATTATTCATACGGATATCTTTCGAGATGGGATTTGACCTCTGACGGGTTTACTTCTACGACTGATGTCCAAGAGAATGGAATTTATAATATCCAGCAATGTGAATACGGGGCGTATGTTTTTACAGGCAATACGGGTACATATTTTATTTTCAACGGAACGAATTTAAGCGATCCCAAAAACATCAGGCCCAATTATACAAAATGGGATACGGCCAATGGGGGGTATTACATTAACCCGATGTCAGTTTGTAATCTAGGAAAATACATCCTTGTGGGAGTTTCTAAAAATTCTCTTTTTGGTGAAACATTTGATGAGGGAGTTTATTGCTTGGGACACAAAGTTTCAAGTTATCCACTAGCAATGACATTGCAATACCCAGAGCCGGTATATAACACGAGTTTGCTTGATTACTGGGATGGGACTTGTGATTCATCGGTTACTTTGGCAACTTCAGCCAATGACGGAGCGGGACAGTCTTTTGCTTCGGGGGCAGGCGGAGTGGTAACAACAGCACAATTCTTTTTAAAAAAGACCGGTTCCCCTACAGGTAATGCGGTGGCTAAACTTTATGCCATTTCAGGCTCTTACGGGTCAACCAGTATTCCTACAGGAGCGGCAATGGCGACTTCGGATAACCTTGACGTGTCAACTTTAACAACATTATACCAGCAAATATCTTTTACATTTTCAACTCCCTACACATTAACAGCTTCGACCAATTACGCTGTTACAATAGAATATACCGGAGGAGATGTTTCAAATTATGTTTCGGTTGGATTAACCACCGCAGGTTCGGGAGCGGCGCACGGAGGCAATGCTTCAACCCACGCGACAGGGACTTGGACGAATGTTGCGACATTGGATTTGCTGTTCTTTGTCAGCAAGGCTCCAGTATATGCTTATAGCACGGCAGGTTTAAAGATAGGGGCAATGGTCTCTATCGGAAGCCAGGCTTTGGTTTCTTACTACGACAACAATTATTATTCTTTGTATGACGCTAAAGGAGTCGCCAGTATTTCTAAAACTACAAGGTGCCCCCTGGGAACGATGGTAGTTAACGTAATGGGAGATCAGGACAGAAACAAGACATTTGAAGAGTATGCCGTGAATTACAGGGTTAATCCGTCAAGCGGTTTGTCAATGAGCGCGTTTAAAAATTATAATTACACTCCGGTCAGCTTAACCAATCTTACTGACACCAATTACAACAAGATTTACAGCTTGACCAAGATTATCGCATCCAGCATACAGATGAAATTAACTTTTACCGGCAGTATTTCATCTTACAACACTCCAGTAATGACTTCTTTGTATGCTAAGTTTAATGAAGAAGCTAAAACATAATATGGCAAAAGAGTTAAAACAACCATATATTGACCAGCCGATTGACGGCAGTTCGCCGATAAATTCCAACAACGCTCAAGGCGCGATAACCGAAGAGTTACGCAAGAGGTTTTTGCTTGGAGGTAAAACTGGTAATCTGTGTATCAGGGGCGATGCTTCAAAGGGTTTGTGGGCGGGTAATGCCAACTTCGACCTAGCCCCATGGAGCGTGGATTTAGCTGGTTTGATGGCAGGAATCATCCAAGTGGCGGGAGTGTATCT